TATATCTAGTGATTGGTCTGGTGCAATAAATGATTCTACTACAGTATCAGCATATCAAAAAACTGTAGGTGCGTTAATTAACGATAGTAAAAAAAGTATTGAAGGTTATCACGATTGGTTAAATCTAAGAGAAACAGTAGATATTACTACAGTAGCAGGTACAAAAAATTACAATTTAAATTCTGGTCAAGAAATAAAAATTATTGATGTGGTTAATAATGATACTGGAATACACTTGAATCAAGCTAGTAGAAATTATATTAACACAGTTAAATATCCTACAGATGAAACAGGTGAGCCATTGTATTACGCTTTTAATGGTAGTGATAGTTCTAATAACCTTAAAGTAGATTTATCACCAGTACCTACAGAAGCACACACATTGTCTTTTGATATTGTTAAGCCACAAGATGATTTAACTTTAGCAGCTACAGTATTAAAAATACCAAGTAAACCTGTAATACTGGGTGCATGGGCTAGAGCAATATCTGAGCGTGGTGAAGATGGTGGCACACAATCTAGTCTTATGGCACAAGAAGCTAATGATGCTATTAAACAAGCAATTATGTTAGATAGTGGAAATACACAATATGAATCAGATTGGTATGTAAACGAAAATTATTCTCACGGAACAGTTAATTTTAGATAATGGCTAAAAATTTAGAATATTTACCTTTAGATAATTTTGGTGTAAATGGATTAAATACACAAAGTAATCCATCAACATTAGACCCATCATATCTTACATCTGCTGACAATATAGTAATGAGAGAGTCGGGTAGAATATCTTTTAGAAAAGGTTTAAAACAAAAAGTAGTTCCTTCTGGTACAGCAATAGGTTCTATGGTAGAACATAATGATTCTGGTACTAATAAAATATTTGCTAGTCATGGCACTTCTATTTACACAGTAGATTTTACAAGTCCAAATGCTGCTTTTCCTAGTAGTGGTGCTGATGTTAAACATACTGTTGCTAATAGTACAGGCAATTGGCAATTTATTAATTTTAATAAAAGATTACATTGTTTACACACAGGAGTAGTACCACAAAGATATGATGGTGCACAAAGTTCTGGTTCAAGGTGGGCAGCACATGCAACTGCTCCTGCGTCTATAAGTACACTTTTTGACCCTAGCTGTGGTATGGGTGCATATGGAAGAGTGTGGGTAGGAGGAGTTTCAGAAGCCCCAGATGTAGTTTATTATTCTAATTTATTAGATGGTGATGATTGGCATAGTGGAAGCGCAGGATTTATTGATTTAAAAACAGTATGGGGAAATGACGAAATTGTAGCGATTGCACCTTTTTATGGACAATTAGTTATATTTGGTAAAAATAATATTGTGTTATATGATGGCCCAGAGTCAGATGGAACATTAGCACTTAATGAAGTTATACAAGGAGTAGGTTGTGTAGCAAGAGATAGTGTACAAGCTATTGCTGATGATTTAGTTTTTTTGTCAGAAACAGGATTAAGGTCACTAGCCCGTACAACAGAAAAAGATAAATTACCTTTACAAGATTTATCTTTAGCTATTAAAGACACTTTAATTAGAAATATTAGTAATAGTACAAATGTAAAATCAATTTATTTAGAAAACGAAGGCATATATATTATGACTTTTACTGATAAAAATATTACATATGTATTTGATTTTAAACATGCTACACCTGCAGCCACACCTCGTGTAACAACTTGGACATTCGGTAACGATAGAGAGCCTTCTTGTATGATACAGTCAGTATTGTACTCGGGTTTAATAGCAGGTCAAAAAGATGGTGGTATAGCAGGTTATGAAGGATATTTTGATACGGATTTGGCTTGGGTTAATTCGGCAGCTAGTTATACTAATGCTCCTATTACTGCTGATATATCTAGTATATGGATTCAAATGGCACAAAGTGTTTCAGCAGCTATTTTAAAAAAAATGATTTTAGTTTTAGAAGGTGGTAGTGGAGCAACACTTGGATTACAATGGTATAAAGATTATAGTATTAATCCATCAGCTACAACACAAATTAATTTAAATCCTGTTACAACAGGCACTATTGCTTTATGGGGTGCTTCAACTTCTTTATACGGTGCTTCAAAGTTTACACCTGTGTATGGATTACAAGAATATAGAGCCGCACTTGCAGGAAGTGCAAAACATTTAAAATTGAATTTAAGTATTGTTAGTAATGGTTATGATACATCTATTCAAAATTTAGCAATTATTTCAAAACAAGGAAAAATAAGATGAGTGATTATACTATAGCAGTATCTTGGTCTGGAAAAGACGCTTTATCAGACTCAGATGCAAATAAAGTAATATCTGGTTCAGATTTTAATACAGAATTTACAGCAGTTAGAACAGCTATTAATTCAAAACAAGACATTAATGGTGATTCTAGTGAAGATTTTGCTATGAATAATGGAACAGTAGCAGGTACTTTAACTGTTACTGGAGTGCCTACTATACCTACTGCTTCAGCAGGAACAAATACTACTCAAGCAGCAAGTACAGCTTTTGTACAAGGTGAGAAAGCAAGTCCAACATTTACTGGTATTCCTGCTGCACCTACTGCTTCGGCAGGTACTAACACTACACAGATAGCTACAACAGCATTTGTTGAAGCAGCTACACCTAATGCTTCTCAAACAGTATTTGGAATGGCTAAGATTTGGACATCTGGAGGAGATTTGTACATAGCTACATCATAAGAATATGGCAGGAGATATTTACTTTAATGGTAGTGCTTTAACTGGACAACACGAAGTCAAGTTAAATGGTACTAATATGGATAATGTATATCTTAATGGTACTAAGATATGGACTAGACATCCTTATCCTATAGGTACAGAAATATTTAGTGTAGGTTTTAGTGCAGGTGGTAATTTTGATAGTTTTATAAACTCTACTTATTCTACATATCCATTAGCTTTTGCTTCACAACCAGCCTATACTTCTGGAAATAGTAGTTCATTAGACAAAAGAATGAGATTTACTTTAGCAGATGGGTTTTATGTTTCATATTACAATCAAGATGAAGGTGGAACAGATTCAGATGGTGTAGGAGCAAGTAATACAGGTGGCGTTTATGAAGGATATATTGGCGGTACAGTATCGGGTTTAAGCAGAATTTCAGGAGGAGGCTCACTTAGTATAGCTGGTTCTGGAAATAACGGACATCAATTTAAAGTAACATACTCAGGACAATAGGAGATAGAAATGGCAACAGGCTATGGTAACGCAGATTTAAGTACTGCAGCAGGTAGAGCAGCATATGGTAAAGCATATGGTGCACAACAAAACTTAGCTTATCGAGGAACAAAAGGTAGACAAAATTTAGGTGTTAGTAACGCAGAATTTTTACGCTCACAGCAAAAAGGCACAGGTTTTGGTTTTCCTTTAGGTGGTTTAGGTGGCAGAGGAAATAATGTACAGTACGCAGAAGAAGATTATCAGCGTCAATTAGATTTAATGGATAAAGCTGCAGAAATGTCAGCAGGTTATTCAAGTGATAATACTCTTGGTACTACTGATATAGACTATGAAAATAAAATGATAACTGAGAGGTTATCACCAGAGTTACAAGCAGAATATGATGCATTACTTGCTCGTAGTGCACAACAAAGAGAAAGAGCAGCAGCTATGGGAGATAACCCATATGAGATGCAACAATATCTTTACAACCAAAACCTTGCATTAAAATTAGATGAGCAAGATGCGTTGCGTGATGATACTATGGCAGCATTACAAGCTAAAGGCATGTTGGGTTCTACTGGCGGTTCTGGAATATTAGCAGGAGTTGAGGAATCTATATTAAGGTCTAATGCTATGGACTTTAATGACGCTATGGCACAATCACAAGCTATGTTTGACATGGAAAGAAAACGAGGTCAAGAAGATTTAAGTACTGCAGTTGCATTAGGAACAAAACAAGTACCATATATAACAGCAGGTACAAATCAAGGAAAAGCAATTGCAATTGAAAATGTATCTGGTGTAAGTGGAGCATCAAGAAATATTGCTAATCAACTAGCTATGCGTGATTATGGTCAACGCAAAGGTTTATGGGATATGTTAGGTAGTGGTGGTACAGGTCGTAGTAGTGGAGGTAGTGGAGGCAATATATTTTCTTCTCTACTAGGCGGATTATTTGGGTAGGAGAGTTTAAATGGCAAGTATGTTTAATAATATTTATGATGTTGAACAAGACATTAATAAAATGATGTCTGATACAGCATTAAGTTTTGGAAGATTAGACGCAAATGGTTATGGGCCAATGACAGCTAGTACATTTGGACAAGCTGAAATGTTTGGCAGGTCTTTAGGAACTATGCTAGGTGGTAAAGACCCTCGTATTGAAGAAGCAGAGTTGCAACAAGAACTAATGAGAAAACATCCAGACCCTAGAACAAAAGAAGATTTACTTGCTGTAGCTAAAGATGCAGGACTTATGGGTTTACCAGATGTACAGGCACAAATGCTCGAAATTGCTTCACAAATGCCAGACATGAGGAAAGCTAACAAAGATGAACTGGGTGTTATTACAAGCCAATTAACTCTTACACAAGGTTCAGATATGATGATTGATAAATATTTGAAATTATTACATGGAGATAAATGGGATGAATTGTCAATTACACAACAAGGTAGTTTAAGAAGTGGCGTATCATCACAATTTGGTAATATTATAAAAGGATATACAGGTTGGCTTGGAACACAAAATCTTAAACCTGAAGATGTAAATACTATTTTGTATACACCTGAAGGAAAACAAAGAAATGTATCTATGTTTAGAGATTATCTCAAAGGTATTTCTGGAGCTAATACATTTGCAAAACATTTGTATGACAACAATGTGCAAATTTTAGAAGTTATGGGTTCTGGTTCAGAAGATAATAAAAATAATAATGATGGAAATTTAAAGCATACTAATTTAGAAATTGGAGATATAAATACATACACAAGAAGTAAATTGCAAGGTGAAGAATCATCAGAACAATTTGACCAATTATCAAAAAACAAGAAAAAAGCACAACAAAATCGCTCACAAGTAGAGGTATTAAAAGGTTTACAACAAGTTTATTTAGATATGTCTAATTTTGGTGGCGGTATTATTGGTGAAAATAATATGTCGCCATCTGATTTACAACAAGAAAATCAAGATGATGAGATACAAAAATGGATTGGTGGCGATAACTGGAGAACAAGTGATGCGTTTGGTGGATTAAAAACACCAAACATAGGTCTTAGAGGTAATGCGTTAAATCACTTTTTAGAATTACCAAAAGAAAGATTTGATGAATTTTTAGCAGACCCAGAAGCATATTATAGAAAATACATTCTGTTAAAAGATTATCAAGATGAAGCAGGAAATGTAACAGAAGAAGTACCTGCTAAAGTAATTGCTCTTTGGGGATTGTCAGACTAATGGGTCAAAGATTTGTAGAAGATATTGGTTTAATTACCTATGATGATAAATTGTCTGAAGAAGAAATACAGGCAAATATAGATTATCGTAGAGCAATAACTCCAAAGTACGAAAAACAAACATTTGCTACTGGGTTTAATGATACTCAGTCTATGATATATAGATGGTGGCAAAAACTTAGTGATGAAGAAAATGAAGAAGGTAGATGGTTAGAAGATAATACAAAAAATTGGGCACAAAATATTGGTTACTATGACTCTATTGCTTTAGAAGCATACTATACAGAGATTGCAAACGCTAGAAATTTAACTGGAACAGAAATGTCTGACAGGCAAGTTAATCGTGAATTTCTTGCTGAGTTTAAAGAAGATATGTCAGATGCTTATAATAATAGAAATGGTGATATAACAGAAGTACAAAAAAAATACGGATATACTCCAGAAGATGTAAGTGTTTTAGATGGTCTTATGGCTATGATGCAAAATCCAACAGCATCATTAGGTGCATTAACAGGTATGGCAGTTAAAGACCCAGAGTTATTGTTAATTAATTTTTTGAGAATACCTAAAATTGTTGCACAAGGTACAGAAATGGCTAGAAAAACTGTTACTGCTGCAACAAGAATGCAACCACAGTATGTAAAAAAACTAGGTAGAGCCATGACAAATGCTAGAGCAGCTAACATGGTAGGCAGAGGAGCAGAAGGTGCTGTGTATGGTGGCGTATATGAAGCACTACATGATTTAACTTTTAAAGGTGAAATAGATACTAAAAATATTAAGACTGGTGCGTCTATGGGTTTTTTATTAGGCACAGCATTTGGAGCAATTACACCTACATCTTCTAACAGTTGGTTTGTAGATAGAGTTGGGTCAAAAAACGCAGAAAAAAAATGGAATAGTACTAGGTTAAATGAAAGATGGCAACAAGCACAAGAAAGAACTGACCCTAATGTTAGAGTAAATCCTAATAACACGCCTCTTAAACCACCTAAAAAACCACCTATATTTAGACCAGTACCTAAAGATGCTGAATTGCCAGATGGTTTTACACATCAAAATAGATATGATTATTGGAAAGGTCAAGCATTAAATACTTTCCCAATAAACAAAAGAATTACTGTAGAAACTCTCGATAAGAGAATAGAAAATCTTACCAAACAATTAACTAAAAAGAAAAATCCAGATGGTAGTCCGTTGTTTACTGTTGAAGAGGCTGCAGGTTTAGCAGCTAGACATCAAGCAGAAATAGTATTAGGTAAGAAAAAACCAGAAGTATGGTCTGTAATTATGGACAATGCTCTTACTAATCCACAGAAAAATAGAAAGTGGGGAGAGTTTGAAGAAGGTTTACAGGGTAAAAATAACAAAAGACAACCAGATTATGAAGCACCTCCTAGAAAAGCAGAAGAGTTTGAAAACATATATGACCCAGTAGATTTAAACGCAACACAAGCTGTACCTAAAGGCAAACTTGCTAAAGCAGCAGCTATAGGTGCTGTAGCAGGAGCATTAGTTGCTGATGATGACAAAGAGTTAATGGCATTTTTAGGTGCATTATCTTTTGGTGTAGCTAGAGGTACAGTACTTAAAGGCATTAATCCTAGTGTGGCTAAAATGAAATTAGTTGGTCATAAAATAGCTAATGAAGGTAAGAAAGTAGAAGAAGGCATGCAAAAAGGTGCTGCTATGGTTGGTCAGTTAATCCAAAAACTAGCTATGGATGATGTTAAACGACTAGAGTTTCTTACAAACATAGAAAACTTTAGTAAAAAATATGACAAACCATTAGAAGGAAAATACAAAACACATAAAGAATATATTCTTGCAAAACATGGACAAGATTATTTAGAAGCTGTAACTGCTTACCATAATACAATGGAACAATTTTGGAAAATGGGTAATGACGCAGGTGTGTTAGCTGATTACGCACATATTCAAGATTATGTTACGCACATATTTGGAAAAGAGTTATCGCCAGAAAATATGAAAAGATTACGAAATAGTTTTCTTAAACTTGCAGACCAAAAATCATTTAAGTTTAGATTACAAAGAGAATTATTTGACACAATAGAAAACATTGCTAAAGAAAGAAAAATAATAGTTGACCCTGTACGAATTTTAACTGCATATACTAACTCATTACAAAAAGTATTAGCAGGAAAGGAAATTGTTAAACATTTAAATAAGAGTGGTGTTCAATATGGTGATGAATACTTAGGTCTTGCTGTTAATAAAGCTAACAAAAAACAAGTTGAGATTGCAAAAAGAGAGGGTTATAAAGAAAGTGAAATGCCTTTTCTAAAAGACCAATTATTACATCCGTTGATAAAAACAGCTATAGAAGATTTTTATCAGCCTAGTATTGGAAGTAAAGGATTTGCACACAAAGCGTCTGTATTAAATAACGCTATGAAAAGAGTAGTGTTGTCTGGTTCTTTGTTTCACGCACAAGCATTGTTGTTATCTGGCATATATGCAGGTGGATTAGTACATGCGTTTACTAGCAAAGGTAAAGAAACTAGAAAATTAGTAAGAGAATTTTTAAACAATGAATACGATTTAAATGCAGTTGTATACGACAAAAGTGGCAATGCAATTAAAGTAAGAAACAAAGTAAGTGGAAAGTTCGAAGATTTAAAAGGTAATTATGTACACGCAGAGTTGGTTAGAGAAATAGTAGATGCTAGACTAGGCATTGGATATGCTAAAACAAATGAACTTACTAACGCAGGTTATCGTACTGTTAAAGATTTTTTAGATAGAAGATTGCCACCATTAGGTAAAGCACAGGATAAGATTGATAGAATTACATGGGATATAATTCACGACAGGTCTAAAATGTTTGCATATTTGACTTGGAAAGATAGGTTATTAAATCACAAAAACCCTGCTAAAAGATTAGATGAAATGGAAGCTAGAGAATTAGCAGCCCAATATGCTAATGATGCTTATGGTGGACAAAACTTTAATAAATTAAGTTTAGACTGGGAACAAAAAGCTATTGATAATGCTAACAATCCTAAAGGTG